TTTCTTAAGCGTTGGAAAACAATTTTTTGTACTTGCCCTATGCTTTCTAGGCAATCCTCAATCGGTATGCTGGTTAGAGCTGCGCCTCGTGGGCATCCACATAATAATCCCATTTTTTTTAATTTTTAAAGGTTAATATTAATCGCCTGCCCGTCAGCTTGAAGTTATTTTACATTAGCAAATCTACAAAAAATTTATTATAAAAAAACCCCACCGATTAGAGTGAGGTTTTTTCTTTTTTTATAATAACGTTAGTTTGTCCTAAATGGCATACCGCCGCTACTTCCGTTTGTATATGTTTTTAAAGCTCTTAACTGTTTAATCTTTGGCTTATACCTGTGCTTGCCTTTTTGGTTAAATAAAGTTGCTTTTTGCTCTGCTAAAAACATAGGCTTTTTAAATAATCCTTTGTAGCCTACTCCTGTTTTTAACACTTTGGTTAACTGTACTGGTGCAGTAGCAACTAATACGCTAACCTCTTGGCTGTCCGCCTTTACAATTTCAGTTCCTACATCATCATCTAACCCAGTAGGATTATCTGCTGCATAAGCACTAAATGTAAAAACTAAACACAATAAATAAAATACTTTTTTGATTTTTAAAGTGGTTTTAAGTTAAACATTAGATTTCAAATATACTATATTTTTGTTAATACCCAGCCCGCATCTAAATACTCCTGTAATTTATTAGGATGTACCTGCTTACTGGTTTTTCCTTGCCTTATCCATTTCCAGCCTGCCGCCTCCTTTTCTACCTCTACCCCTCTAGCTTTTGGTAATGCTTTTTTTGCAGCTCTGCGCACTTCTTTATTTTGTGAACTGCCTACTTTATTACTCTTGCGCTTTGTATCGGGTTTTGCCTTTCCGTTCCTCATAATTTAAGTCTTTTGCCCATTGCTCTAAACGTGCTAGCGTTTTCTTTAAGTACGCTACTCTGTTTTTTTGCTGGGCTTTGTTTTTAATACTTCGTAGCTCTTGCTTTATTGAGCTAATTCTATTTACTGCCAGCTCATTAGATAAGCGGCTTTGTTTTTGCTTAACAATTTGGCGGAGCATTTTACGCTTTACTGATTGCTTATTGAGTGTTATATACAGCTCGTACAGCTCGGGCTTGTTTATTTGCATAAACATAATACTATCGGCATAGTACCTATCCAGTATGTCGTCCAGTTTGTCGTCTGCGCTATAATACGCCTCTACCGCCTCCTGTGTTTTTAACTCCTGTACGGCGCAGGCTTTCATTTCCCTAATACCGTACAGTCGTTTTACTTGTAGCTTTCGCCTGTTTAATGTTCCTGTCGTTGCCAATACCTATAATGCAAATGCGTTTTTCATTTTCATATAACTTACAAACTCGGTTAGCATAGCTGTTTGAAACGCTCTTGTTTCGTCCGCTACCTTGTACTTTATATGTATAAATTCCTCTAGTATAGTGTTAACTATCTCGTTAACTCCTTTATCTAGGCAAAGCTCGGATAACAATATAGTTTCCTCGTATGCAGCACCTAGTATTTCCTTATCATCAAATATAACTAACTTTATATCATACTCTACCTCAAAACTACACTCCTTTAGAAAATATAATGCTTTTTTTAGAGTTTCATTATGCAGTAAACTCTCTTGCTCTATAACTCTAAACATTGCACCCTTTTTGGTTACTTTAAAGTTATCGCCTACATTTTCATCGCCTATAATACCACGTACAGATTTAAAAACCTCGGTAGGTAGTATTACGTGATTATGCACCTCGTCAGCCTTAAGTAATCCAGCGTAGCCTCTTGGTGCTAGATTTATCTCTTTAAGCACCTTTACAAAAGTTTCGGAGGCGTTAGCTGTACTTAAAGTAACAAACTCCGATACATTACCCTCTATAAGCTCGTGGCTTTGGCATTGGTGTAGAGCTTGCTTTATTACCTCCTCGTTATCGCATTGGTATATTAAGCTCCAAATCTTTTTACCTATTTCCCACGAGTATTTTACTAACCTGTTTTCGTCTATGTCTATGTTTTTAAAATCATAATCGAAAACGCTTTGCTTATTTGATATATGGCATTTTATACCTCTGCGGTAAACATTTGCGTTATTACCCGTGCTTTCCAATATACGTCCCTCTGCACACTCAAACAATACTTTTTTGTTAGTAGCGAAATAGTCGTCAAAATCTGCTATAAACTTCTTAACCTCCGTTTTGTTCTGTATATAAAAATGGGTTTCGTTTTCCTTTGGCTCTATCTCCTGCACAAAATCCATAGTACAACCTCCCTCATCTAAAGCGTTACAATATATTTCACGTATTGCCTGCCATAACTGCCAATCTTTACCCATTTCCGTAGTTATAGATGTTTTTTGCCCATCTATAACCACCACCTTAAAATCCTGCTCTCTAAAACGCTCTGCCTCGGTAGTTATTTTTACCTCTTTTTCGCCAGCCATTATAACCAGCTCAAAATCGTTTCTTAACAAATAAGCTATCGCATACTTGTTACCGCTACCGAATTGCCCTATTTTGGTTTCGTCGTTTTTCTTTGTTGATGCTCCTAATAAATATAAACCTCTTGGGTCTATAACTCCGTTGTTTTTAATTCTAATGTAATTCATAATCCGCTCTTATTTAAAGGGGCTAATTAAAGCCCCGTGTTATTAATAAAACTTAATTGCTTTAATGCGTAAATAGCATTACCTGTATGTTTTCTGCACCAGCATTTCCAATGCGGCGACCATCTAAAACCATTGCTTTTTATCTCTGTTATAATTTCTTTACTTGGTTTTTCGTCGTGAAATATTTTAACCCTATCATCTGCTATTGTGGCATAACCTCCGTCAAAAGTAATATCCTCCCAGTTACTTTTACGCTCTATACGGTTTGTCATTACGATAACCTTTTGGCTAGTTCTTTTAATTGTAGCGTTATTGTTTGTTAATATAAAGGCTGGTATCTTATACTTACCTCCTCTTTGCTCTATTAACTTTAAAGCATCATAATCGTAACCCATTTCTTTAAGGTATTTAAGCAGCTCGTAATGGTCTTGTATTTTGCATTTTCTAATCTCTGCGTTTATCTCTTTGTACTCGGCTTGGTTATTTAGTAAAAGCTCTAGCCTACGCTCTGCTATATCCAGCTCCTCCTCGGGGCTTTTGATTGGCACTCTGTTTACTGCCTTAAAATACTTTTCCCTCCATAAGTAAAAAGCATCACATTTATTACGCTCTGCATTATTTGCTTTTCTCGCTTTCCTTACTGGGAAGTTAGAGCCTCCTGTAATCATAGATGATATACAGTTACTCTTAGCTCTCATCCATTCGCTAAACTTGGCTATAAATTTCTCTTTGTAATTACCTTGCTTATCGCCTAGCTCTTTTAAATCCTCCTCTAACATTTGACTATACTGCTTTACACAGCTTGTAGCTCTCTTTTCGGGGCTAAATGATGTATAGCTGTGCGCTCTATAACATAAATCCCATAACTCTGAAAGTATTAAACCCTCTACGTCTTTTTTTGTACTCATTTTTTTGCTCTCGGTTTTGTGTGCCATTGGCACGGTTAAAAATTATTTTTCTATTCGTCCGTTTAAAGGGAAAAGCTCGGTAGTAACCAGCGTACCCTTTTTTATTTTACGTTTATTACTTAACTGTATATCCTCGGTAAGTGTTTCGGTTTTTCTACCTGCATAACCAAATACGGTGCGGTCTGCTTGCTCCAATCGTATAGAGCCTACATATTTGCCCTGTACTAAATAATCTACGGAGTAACCTACTGTTTTAAATTTAACTGCCATTTCGCTCTCGGTGTTTAAATATGATGCTAAATTAAACTTTATCTTTAATACCACAAACTTTTATTAAACTTTTTTTTTAATTAGCTCGTCGTACTCCTTTGCTCTTTTTACGTCCAAAATGCTCATCGCAAGCGTAACCTAGTAAATCTACATACTCGTCGTGCGTTGCTTTTGGATAGGTTGTTATTTGTGATACAAATTTATCATTCCAGCTACCTTTTACCAATATTACACGCCCTGCCTCTACCTTTGGGCTTAATACTGCCAGCCTTGCATCTTTCCCGTCGCTCACTAAAGAGCCTTTTATAAGTATAGAACTTAAATCTGTAACCTCCTTAAGCATTTGGTCTAAACTATGCCCCGAGGCTTTAGGCTCAATATACACACGACTACGATTACCTACGCCGTACATATCGCAGTACCTAGGTGTTTCTTTAAGTAAATCGGGCATTTCTAAATAATCGCTTTTTGCGTGGCGTATATAAAGCCTATTGCGGCGTTTATCATATCCTGCAAGCATTAAGCCTGTCGGGTCGTTTGCTGTTTTCTTTGTGTACGCACCATCTACCCACAAATCCCAAACAATACCCTGCGGTACTTCGTGTTCCTCGCAGTACTCAAACCAGCTTTCTTTTACCTTACCGCCGCCTTTTGGCGTTGGCTCTTGGTCGTATTGCCCTGCAAAATCGTAAGAACCTAGTAGCTGCTCCTGCTCCTCTAGTATGCCCTCGTGTAGCCTATTATCATCTAACAAGCCGTTTACATAGTTAGCTCGTAGCTCGGGAGGTTGTACGTCGCCCGTAGCTCTTGCTGGCAGCTTTATATTACGTATATCTTTTTTTATACCTAACAAATAACCAGTCGGGTCTTGCTCGTGTAGCCTCTGCATAATGCCAATAGTAGGCGTAACCTCCTTGTCTTTTTTACGAGTTGGCAGCACCTTACTTGCGTGCCTGTTTGCTTTATTACGTACCTGCTCGCTATTTGCTTTCTCCACATCTATTAAATCATCCCATATAATTAAATGGGCGTGCTTACCTATAATAGCACCGCCTACCGAGGTAAAAAACCTAACACCCCCGAAGTTATTACGCCAGTCCTTTTCATTATCTTTTGTAAGGTGCATATACTTACCAAACTTTTGATAAAACCGAGGTTGAAAATACTTATTGTAGCGTGCGCTCTTAATAACGTCTTTACTCTTTAAGCTATGGTCGGTAGATAAATCGTTGCTGTGGGTAGAGGTAATAATAACAAAGTGCGGAGCGTGTAGCCAAGCCCAGTTCCCTAGTTGCTGGGTAACTATGGTACTCTTTGTCATACCAGGAGGGATATTTATAATAACATCTTTGTCCTTTGGCTGCTTTGCTATTGCTTGCTCTACAATCTTTTGCAGCTCGTAGCAAAGGTATTTGATATGCCAGTTTAAATGCAGCTCTGCATCTTGGTTTATTATATCCCAAAACTCAATAAAAAATTCGTAAAAACTGTCTGCGCATTCGGCAGCTCTTACAGCGTATAATCGCTCTAGCTCTTTGGCTTGGCTCTCTACCTGTTTTTTCTTTTGTAGTATTAATTTTTCATCTTTAGTTTGCATCTGCGGATTTGCCCATATTTTTAAGTATTCTAGCCTTTTCTTTTTCTATATCCTCCTCGGACATAGGGGTAACTCCCACACCTACCGAGCCGCTAAACTCTACTTTTTTAGGTGCTGCATAACCTAACAACTCCTTACGCCTATCCATACAAGACATAACCTTATCTAAAAATCTAACATCGCCGAAAGTTTCCTCTATACTGCGCTCCTTTATACTGCCTCCTGCTACCGTACCGCCGTCTGTACTACCTCCGTTTATTTTAGTTGTACGCTTACCTCCTTTGCTTTTTTCCCAAGCTGCCCAGCACTCGGCTTCTATAACATCGAGCTTACGCAGTTCTCTATCTACTACCAAGTCTATCGTTTCCTTTCGCTCCTCTCGCCAATCCTGCAAAATCTTTTTTACATCGTATGCTATTTGCGAGTAAACCAAAGTATAATCCTTTTCAGCCTCTTTATTAGCAGCGTTTAAAAGCTCTGCTATTTTTCGGTAAGGCGTGGATTTAACCAGCTCTTTAGATATAAATAGCTTATCCTCCTCTATTTGTTTGTCCGTTCTTTTATTTGCTGCCATAATTCTACTGATCTACTTTTACAAAATTACACTCAAAATAAGCCTTTCCTATTGCTGGGCTTATTATTAATTTGTCGCCTACTTTATAGGCTACATTTCCCGCATCTATATCGTGGTCTCGCAAGCCTACTGGCTGGCGCAACTTATTTACGTATTTCTCTACTATTACGGGCTTACCCTTAAATCCAAGCTCTTTACATTGTTTTAGTACGCTCTCGGGTAATTCGTTGTTTTTACAATCTGCTTTCATTCTCTTTATAGTTATAAATTGGTGTGTCTTGCTTTAACATTTTTAAGAACATTTTTTGCTTAAATCCGCTACAACTACTTAACTCTATATAAGTACCTCCCTGCTCGGGAAAAGTATGTATAGCGAAATGGCTCTCTGCCAGTAGCCATAATGCAGTATATCCTTGCGGCTCAAATTTATGTTCTACCTCATTAAGAACGGTAAAACCTGCTCGCTTAAGCAGGTTGTCAAATTTTTGTTTTAATTCCTCTTTGTCGGTGCTTTTAATCCAGCCCGAAAAGCTCCATATCTTCGCTATCATATTCTAGCTCTTTATAAGTGTTTTTTATCTCCTTTGGGTCGCCCTTGTAAAATACTAAAATATTCTGATGGCATTTACCTACCTTTCTGTTTTTCATAAACCTACCTACTCGCTGCGGTAAAGTACCTACTGGCTCTACGTAAATCATTTCGTTATAAAGTATAGCCCCGTAGCTATTCCACATACGGCGTATATCATCTACAAACAAACGGTAAGCATCTTTTTTATCTCTAATATCCCCTACAACTATTACAGCAAATCGGTTTTCTTTTAGAGCCTTGTAAGCTCCTGCAAAAGAGTTGTCTAGTATTTGTAAAAACTCGGTGTAGCTTGCTTGGTTACTTGCATCGTTATCTAACTCGCTGTAAACCTCTAAATCAAAATATGGCGGGCAACTAAAATACAAGTCTTGGCTGTTAGGTTTGAAATGCTTTGCTACATTCTGCCCGTCGTCGCATACGTATTTTGCATTAAGACCAGCAGCTTTTACTCTGCGGTTGTTTATATCTGCCTGCTCCTTACGCAGCTCTATACCTTTGAATTTCATTTTGTAACTAGCAGCTACATACCCAAAAACCGTATCGCCCGCAAAAGTATCAAAAGCATTACCGCCCTCTATACCATACCAGTAACTTACAAGCTCTGCCATTACTGGGTCTAAAATAGAAACGCCGTCGTTAATGTTATTTATGATATTATCGCCTTTAGATAGTGTACCCTCCCTGCTTTCGCCTTGGTCTTGTATTATTTCTTTCCACGCTTTTTTACGCTGCATCCAGTAACCTTTACGGCTATCTAAAACACTAAAAGGCGGCACTATAAATCTTTCTGTTAGTTTACGGTGCGCCTCTTGTTTTTTACTCTCTTTTACTTGCAGAGCTTTTACGTCTTGCTCGGGAATACCCCACTTTAACAAATCTACATCTTGCCACTCCTCGGCTAGTATTTCGTGCGACCAGTAACCAGTTAGAGCGTTAGCTGTAATATTTGCCTTTTCTCTTTGCGCATCATTCCAGCGTACAGCTCTATAATTAAATTTTTGCTCTTGCCAAATTACGTGTCCTATCGCTACCGTTCCCTGTTTTGTTGGCTCTTTGTACTTCTCACTTATAACTACCTCGCACTCCTCTAGGTTTATGATTTTACTACGCTGGTTTCCGCTTATTATCTCGCCTGTATTTAAATCGTGTACTATACCACTAATATCCCCAAGCTCTAGCATATTTTTTTCTAGCTCTCTTTTTCGGTCGTCTGTTATATGCCTTGGGTTTTTGTGATACTCTTTTACGTTAGTTATTTTCTGCTTTTTCGCCATTTGTCGCACTTTCGTTTTATTGGTGTGGTATTTTATTGATTAAATGCAGTTAAGCCAGCAAAAGCCATAATAAGCCAAATACGACCGCTACTACAATTACAAATATAGAAATAATTACCTTATAGCCGTCTTTTACTGCTTGGCGGTTATATACTTGGCTGTAATCTACCTCTACATCTATGTTATGTACAGCCTCGCTATTGTATGGTACAAACTCCATTTTATCTACTACTAAATTCCATATCCCTAACTGCCCCTTTACTGGGTACTCTACCAATCTGCTCGGGTTACGTAAAAACCAGCCATAACCTTTTAAATCTTTTCGCTCCTCTTTTGGTATGCAAGTTAAATGCCATTCCTCGGGCGTTAAATCCTCTAGCCTTTTCGTTTCGTAAAGCTCTACTAAAGCTAACATACAACCGCTTTGCATTTCCTGTATCTCGGGTGCTTTACTACTACATATTACAAGCTCGCCCCTGTAAAAAGTGTTTTTACTCCTTACCTCTATTTTCTTTTTTCCTTGGGCTATCCATTCGGCGTATGGGTTTTTTACCGTTAAAGCCTTTTTTCTTTCGTGTAAGTTCTCGTCGTAATCTTTATTACTGTACTGCATTATTTCTAAAGTTTTGTTTATTGTTTTTATATCCGATTTTATAGCAAGCTCTCCGTAGGTGTTTAATGCAAAACACAAGTAAGTTAACTGGCTGGCTGTAAAATTCAATTTATTATCAAGTATATACCTGTACAACTTATTTAACTCCGCTAGGTTGTACCTGTTATCATAGGCTTTTATTAATATCTCGGTTTCATCCATTTTAAAAAGGCTCTTGCTCCTCAATATAACAATCCTTATAAATATAGCCTAACCTTTTTACCATAGCCTTAAGCTGGTGTTTATGGTCAACTCTAAATAAACCTATATACTTTTCCTCTTGCACCTGCGCAGGAGGTATCCCGTCGGCAGTAACAAACTCCGCAGCTTGCCATACCTTGTACTCCGTTTTAAAACTATCTGCTACCCAATCGCTTTCCATTATTATATACTCGCAACCTGTACACTCGTGTACGTAGCTATTCCAAATAAAAGTACTGCAAACCTCCCCAACTTGTTTACTATTACAAGCGGGGCAGGTTATTACTTCATATCTTAAATGCTCTGTCATTTTTTAAAATGGTAAGTCGTCGGGTTCGTCGTTACTTGTAGTTGGTGCTGGTGTGCTTTGTTGAGGTGCTGCCGTTTGTCCGCTCTGCCCTTTTGTGGTTAAAAATGTAAACTCTCTTACGTGTACCTCTGTGCTGTACCTATCTTGCCCTTGCTGGTCTTGCCACTTACGAGTTTTTAAACGCCCCTCTACATACACCTTATCGCCTTTGCTTAAATATTTCTCGCATATCTCCGCCTGCTTGTTTTTAACTACTATGTTATGCCAGTCTACATTCGTAACCTTTTCGTTAGTCTGCTTATTTGTGTAGCTCTCGTTAGTAGCTAAAGGGAAACGCCCTATACAACCGCCACCCTCAAAATGATGCATTTTAACCTCGTCGCCTAAATGCCCTATTAATATTACTTTATTTACTGTACTCATTGCTCTATTCGTGTTAATGATTCAAAAATTAATTCACTCTTAATACCTGTATTATCGGGGTGCGGGTCGTGTACCATTTTGGCGTTTTGGAATAAAACTACGTGGTGTACATTTTTATCTCTAGGACTTACACCGCTTACCATATACACACTATCATCGTATAAATGTCCGTCTATTTGTTTAAGCTCCCAGCCCCTTTCTTTTAACCATTCTACTAAACGGTTATACCAGTCCTTTTCTTCGTAATGCTCTTGTATTTGTATTACCTCCTCGGGGTTTGCTGCACCAATTATACAAGCGATTGCGGTAGGGAAACAATTACCCTCTTGCTCGGGCGGATTATGTAGCCTTGTCTGTTTGTGAGGCACAAAATCTAATACTGGGTTTTCTGCGTGTAAACTTACTGGCTGCAAAGGCTGGTTAAATGTTAACTGGCGTAGGTATATTTTTTTACTACCTATAACCTGCTCTATTTCTTCATCGGTAAGCTCCCAGCAAGTTACTACTTGCCCCTGCGGGTCTCTATATGCTGGTAACGTGCCGTACTCGTCTTGTTCCTTACCAAATTCTACGTTTGTGTGTCTTGTTTTTACTGGTTTCATAAGTCTGTAAGTTTTAAATTTTCTTTTGCGTAATCTGCTACCTCTATCGGTGTTTTACCCTCTCTTAGTAGCTTCATTAACTCGTCTTTATTCGCCTCTGCATTATACTTAACCTGCATAATTAAATCGGTTTTAAGTAGCATACAGTCTAAATGAAAAGCTGTCGATATTTCTTTGCCGTAATTCTTTTTTTTGCAGTACTCAATCCATTTTAATTTTAAACGGTTATACTCCTGCTGGCTTATTACATTCCAGTCTAGTTTATCCTCCTCAAAATAACATATAGAGTAAAAGGCATTTATATAACCTTTTAGCTTTAATTGAATACGCTCTAACTCTTTTCTTTGCGCTCTGCTTATTATTGGTTTAAGCTCTGCGTTTAAATCTACTACTTTGCCGTTTTTAGTATTATCCATTGGTTAAAATTTTTCTGATTTTGTTTTTTGTGTCTGCTGGGAAATCACTACGCAATACCCAGTCGGCATATTGTGGCTCGTCTTTTACTGGTGTGTCTTTATGTTTGCCAAAGCTCCAATATACAACCCCCTCAACCTCGTACAACTTACCAGCGTAGTCGTGGCGTTTCTTATCGCCTTGGCAAAGTTCATCTATTTGCGCAGGGCTTAACTGCTCGCCTATTTTTTCTAATTGAGCAAATAATATTTCTGCCGTAGCTATAACATCATTTAAAGCATCGTGCGCACCGTCCAGCTCCTTACCTGTATAACGCTTGTAAGTTTCCTCTAGTTTATGGCTGTTTACTTTGCGCTCTAGCTTTAATACATCTACAAAACTTATTTCCTCGCCAGCTTGCGGGTACTCGATGCCTGCACGGCTAAACTCCTCAATAAGTAAAGGCACATCAAAGTTATCACTATTATAACCAGCAATATCGCAGCCGTGTAATTGCTCTGCTAGGCTCTTGGCTATTTGACTAAACAAAGGCGCACCTACTACCATTTCGTTAGTAATTCCGTGTACCTCTGTCGCCTCTGCTGGTATATCCATTTGAGGGTTTACAAGAGTTTTCTTTTGTTCCTGCTCGCCGTTAGGCATAATTTTTAAAAGTGCTATTTGCACTATCCTATCTTTAACCGTATTTACTCCTGTCGTTTCTAAATCGAAGAATACGATTGGTTTTTCTAGTATCATTGATAATCGTTTATTAAAAGTTGTATTATTTTTAGGTTTCCCTTGTAAATACGCATACTCTTACGCTGCGTTTCGTTTTCCCATTGCTGATGATGATTAAAGCAAAGTATATTTTTATTACGTGGGTCGTGTGCTTTCTCGGGGTTTGCTCCACGGCTTAAAATATGGCTCACGTAAACACTACTGTAATTATGTAGAGGTTTTGCGCACTCCTCGCAATAATGCGGGCTATGTTCCCAACACCAAGCGTAAAACCTTTGGTTAGCTTGCACTACATTTCCCTTACCTATAAAACTATGCCCAAATAATTCTCTTTGTATAGCAATACGCAGAGGAGGGTTTATATAGAACTTTTTAAAATCCTGTAATGGCTGGTAGCCCCTTTCTACTGCCATTTTATACTCCTCTGCGATTGTTATTTTTATAGGTAACTGCATTTACTCCTCCTCGGTATTATTTAGAGCCTCCTCCATTAAATCGAGCTGGTCGCTTTTCTCGCCTGCTGCTGCCATTTTGCCGTCCACTTGGTCGTCGTCAAATGCCATTTCAAGCTGCGCCTGTTTACCGTTTATTACATACTCAAATACTTCGCCCTCTAAATCGGTCATAAGGTTTTCTAAATCCTCCTCAAAACCGTATTTAGTACCGTTGTACTTTAAACGCTGGCTATTTATAGCTACCTCTTGCCCCGTTTCTGTTTTTAACTTGGCAGTAATTATAATACCCCTGTTATCCTCTTTACCGCTTAAGCTAACACCTGTAACGGTAATTTTAGTAACCAAGCTCTTAAACTTTTCGTCTAAAAATTTAATTTGCTTGGCGGTTGCCATAAACACTTTACTATCTCTAATCTCATTAATAACAGAGAAATAATAAATCTGTGCCATATACCCACGTAGCACGTCTAGGTATTTAGTTAAATCGGGGTGCGGGGTCTTGTCTGATTTAACTTGTTTTTGGTCGTGGTACACCTCTACCCCCGTAGTTTCCTCCACTTCAAAATTAACCTCCAAGCCTTGCCCTTTGGTTTTTACTTTTCCGAGCGTAAACTGCTCTAATTGCGTGTTTTTCATTTGTTATAAAAATTAAGTTATTTATTAAATGGTTGGTAAAATCCTACTTGAAATAATTGAACGTGCCAACCTAACCGCTCAAATTGTTTTTTTGCTTTTAGTGCCTCCTCATAAACTAAATCCTTTTGTTTTTCCTGCTCGCCCTCTTTACGAGCTACTACTGTAATCATCTTGCCAGCTAAAGGGTTTACTCGGGTGCTTTTTTACTCCTCCGTTTCGCCACTTAATTCGTCGTTTACATATTTTTTTACAATACCTCTAAACTCTGTACGCTCCTCCTCCTCTTGCTCCATAAGCTCGTCGTGCAATTCTTCATCAAATATACTATTTATAGCCTGCTCGCATAATCTTTGCAGCTTACTAGGTTCTACCGCATCTAGTTCTACCTGTCCTAATCCTCCCCATTTAGCACTCCTGCTATCTCCTGCTTTTACTGGGGCAGGCGGCAACCCCCATTCTACTACCTGCTCCTCCATAAGCGCAAACCTGCGCACCTCTACACCTATACCCAGCTTTGTTAAATTTGCCTCTATACTTCTAGGAATATCCTCGCCACTAGGGTCGTAATCTCCAAAATAAAGTATAATAGGTGTTTTGCCCTCTGCTTTTGCCTCCTTAAATCTTTCCGCAGCCTCATTAACAAACGTTAAACTTGGGTAGCCTTTACAAGCTCCTAAAGCTACATCTAAACGCTTACACGGTTTTTGAAACACACCTTGCAAAGCCTTTTTCTCTATAAACACCTCGGGGTAATACGGTTGGTTTTCCCAGCGATTTTTTTGGTAGTTTTTCATATAATAACCGATAGCCCATTTTGCAGTATCTACCCTGCTCGAAACGTCGGTTTTATTATAGTCGGTTTCCCCTATCATTTCCCTATCATTATCACTAAACACATCAAAATCTATAAGCCCCTCCCAACGTGCTTCTATCATAGCACTTACTACTCGTTTATAGTGCCTCATAGTGTTAGTCATACCTATACTTACTAGCTGGTAGTGTAACCCTCTAATCGTTAAAACTCCTTTTTCGTAACGGCTAACTATATCAATAGCGTTTTGCGTTATCCAGTTCCTTGTAAATTCGTCTCTTTTTGCCATTATATTTTAAATTAAATTACTTGGGTCTTCTACATATACCCCGTACTCCTGCGCAGCAATATCTTTTAAATGCTCTATAAAAAAAACTAACTGCTGGTTATCTAAATCCTCTAAATCAATTACAGAGCTTTCCCATTTTCGCAGCTCCTCGTTATAAACCTCTTTAATAGTTAAAGGGCTTTCGGATCTCAATTTCTCGTCTGTTTGCTTTAGTGTTAATCGCTCGCCTTGTAAAAGTAAAGCCCTCTGCATATCGGGTACTATCTTTTTTTTGTAGTAAACTATTAACGGCACACTTAACGGGGTTGTTTTTGTTACCTCGATAGTCATAGTAAAAAAGCTGTTTTTCCATTGCTTAAAATACTCCTGCATATCTTGCTTATTGGAAATCATAAAGCCGCCGTCTTTATTAGTTTGTCCGTAAATAACTAAATCCCTGCGCCTCATATTTTCCCTTTTACTTTGTCTATTAACTTATCCATAGCTCGGTTATAATAAGCCTCGAAATCTTGGTCGTTAATATGTTCAAACCAGTATTCGTAAATAGCTCCTCGTAGTTTTTTGCTTGCGCTTTGTCCTTTGTCGTTTACCCCTATACGTTTATCACGCATAGCCAGCTCTGCCTCTTGCGTAATTTTATCGGCACTAAACAATAAATAACCTGGTGCTTTCTCTATATAATGCTCGTCTATTTCGCTTACTGTATCGGTAGTAGTAAATATTACCTTTGTTTGTGTTTCCTGTCGCTCTGTTTTAGCGTGCTTAACTGTAATTTTTAACATCTTTTTGCTCTCGGTTTTGTTGGTGCAATTTATAAATAATTTTTAATTAATCCTAACCTGTAAAAAATTCTCTATCTATTGCTCCGTGTATTAACGGGCAAGCATCTTGCCCTAATTTGTTTACCGTGTTACGCTCGTGTGTACACATTTCTTTTTTATAATATTGACAGTTTTGCATAGCGCAGCTATTAGTTACTGCTAATTGCTTACGATATTTAAACTCTCTTTGCTCCATATTAAAACATAGACGGGTTATTGTGATTGTAAATATACTTATCTACCGCTTGCTCTGCCGATTTACTTTGCATTAAAATATCTTTGTTTCGTGTTTTAAAATACTCTTTTTGCAAAGCCCTCATTTTACTAACTAATTTTATAAATTCCTCCATTATTGTATTTATGTAAATAAATCTACTTGCTTACTTTCGCACATACAAATAGTATCGTTATGCTGCCCGCCGTGTGCTACTATTAATATTTCATCAATTATAAACCCTCTTTTTTTACCCATACCGTTACTATTCCAACTAAAAGATAAAACCTTACCAGTAGGCTTAATTACTCTGTATATTTCATCTTTTAATTTACTCCAAAAACTAGCCTGTGTAGTTTCCATATTCACGGTTATAAACAAATAAAATTATTCGGGGTCAGTAATCTCACACCAAAAGGTTACGTCTGTCATTTCCCATCCATAAGGGTGTGTATCATTGTCAGAGCATATCCTTAATCCCATTTCATCCTCTAATACTACTTTCTCTATATCCCAACCACTATTTGTCGGCACAGCAGCTAAAAATGGCTTGTCATATATCGATTCCCAGATATAACCTTTTTCGCTTTCGGTTATTTGGGCAAAGTGCATGTCTTTTACGTTAATCCAGTTCATAATTTTATCAGTTAATAACAAGGGCTATAATTCATTCCCTTGCAAGGTTTATATTTAATTCAATGTTTCGTCATTATATGGGTACGAAATCATAGCCAAACCGTTAAACCTAACTTTGTGTAACACTCCTTTATTTGCCTTGGCGAGTATGGAGGGTCAAACAAAACCACATCAACGCTATTACTCTTTACGGTTTTTAAAAACTCTAAAGCATCTAAACTAAAATCACATTTATAAACTGGGTCTATATCGTTAGTTACTTTAGCCATACGGTTTTTATTAGCAAAAGGGTCTATACTGTAATCGTTCGTACTTAAATGCCTGCCTATAAAATTACGTATTGCTTTAATATCAAACGTATTGCTATTAGGCATTTCCCACTCTCTAGTTATCTTCATTAAATAACTCCTTTTGCGCAGCAGGAGGTAAACGCTCCATTACCCAGTTAATATCTGTGTTAAATTTAAGCCTACCGAAATGAACAATACAAAGCGCATCACTATTCCATAACGTAGCCTTAACCTCGGGGTAGTATTGTGCAGCAGCAGCTTTATACCTATCCTTACGGGCTTTTTTATCCTCGCCTTTTTTTCGCAAGTTTAAACCGTGCTGCCAGCTCTGCGGGTAAACCTGTACAAAAGGTATTTTTGCCAAAGTTAATACTGTCTTAAGCTGCTCAAAATTAGCCAGCATTTTATCTATACCAAAACGCTTACCGCCTGTATCGGTGTCGCTTTTCCAGCTTGATACTTTTTCTATAAAGCATATTGGTTTCTCGTAAGTCTCTTTAACGTAGTTTAGATACTCTGCTAGATCACTTACATTTTTTGGCATCTTAGCTACACTTATACCAGCTTTGTAATTGTATAGTGCTATACCTCCGCCAGCTCCAGGGTCGATGCCTATTATTGTTTTTACTTTCATTTACTCTCGGTTTTAATTTTTATTACTGTTTTTATATCCGTTTTCTCCGCTATAAGTTTATCGAAATAATCCTTTATAGCCTTGTTATTTTCTATGCTCTCGGCTTGGCTTAAAAGTATAGTGTCAATCTTATTTTTATGATAATTTGCGATTACGCCCTTTTTTTGTATGCGGGGTGCATCACTAACGATAAAAGTTCGATACGCTTTGTCAATGGCTGATTTGCTCGGCTCGGGTTTTTTCTCTAAAGCTCCCTGCTGTATAAACTCATTTATAAAGATGCTTAATATAAATCTAGGCTCTACTCCGTTATCTCGGTAATTATAAAACGCCTTGTATATATCCTCTATAAATGCCTTTTTGTTGGCTGCCTTTTGCTCCTCCGTAATTACATTAACTGGGGCAGGCAGAGCTTTACGAGCCTTAAACCAAACTTTGTTCTTTTTAGCTCTGTAAGCGTTTAGTATTTTAGTGTAGTACTCCAAGCTAAATGCTTGGTAGTGGTTTTTATCGGGGTTGCCGTTTTTATCTTTTGGTAGCCATTCGTCAAGCTCGCCAACTGCTGCCAACTCAAACGCTAGTTTTACCTCCTTAAAACTAAAATCTTTGTAGTATTTTTTTAGTGTATCAAAAAAACGAGTAGCATCGTATTTCATAACCTCGGCGTTATTCCAATCCTTAACCCCTATATCACGGCAAATAAATTTAGTAGCAGTAGCTACCTTTTTTACCAGCTCTTGGTCGGCTATCTTTCTTATAGGCGTTTCTATTCCCGCCTGCGCAATCATTAAATCGTTATCTGATAATTTTATTTGCACCTCCGCAGCTTGTAGTAGTGCTGCTTTTTGCTCTAGGTAGTAATCTTGTTTGTAAGTTAATAGAGCATTGCTCTTTTTTACGGCTGGTAACATTGTTATCTTTTTTGTCATTGCTAATTTAAACTTTATTTTTAATATACACAAACTACTAAACAACTGTCAATAAAAAACATTAAAACGTTTTTTATTTTGGAGTTGTAAAACATTAAGGTTTTAGTTCAATGTATTTTTCTGTTTTAGAATCGTACATAAATAACCTTGTTGGTGCATTGTGTATTTGCTCAAGTTGTTTATTTAATGATTCTTGCATTTTTTTAGAGTTTAAGTCAACCTCAAAAGTATGTGTGTGCTTATCCTTAACGCTTTCACAACTACGTGTAACCGCAATAGCTTCTTCAAGGCTTTTTATATAATCTCCTACATCACCAGAAACGTAAAATTCATTTCCATTTTCAAGTGTCATATAGTAATTATGTCTTCCGTTTACATCTATAATTTTTTTATATTTAGTCATTATCTATTAAGTTTTGTTTTTAATTCACGCTACTGCGGTTACACAAACCGTTGTTTGTAATTTGCTGCTACATACCTAAATACTCCTGCATTTCTTTATCAAGTACTGCCTGCTCCTGTTCTGTTTTTATTATTTGCAGCCTACCCTTGTTTTTATCGCCTCTCATAAAAGTACGAGCCGTAGCTATCCAGCCGTCTGCATCCCGTGTAACTTTTTTTATGTCGTTCCAGTCCTTTATAGCGTTATAATAATAATTAATATCCACGCCTAAATTTTTCGCCTCGGTCAATTTTTTTTCAAATATTTCAAAATCAAATACTAGAGAATTTTTAAAAAGGGTTTTCTTTTTTGGGTTTGGTGCTGTACCAAATAAATCGTTTTTCTCTTGTGGCTTTGCCTTGTGTGGCTCTGCGGATTTTTCCGCAGGCTCAAATACTTCTTTTTCTGAATTAAGTATTTGTTTATTATCAGTATTATTAAGTGTAGTAGATTTTCCGCCGCCGTTTTCTTCCGCTGCCGAACTTTTACGCTGCGGTTGTTTTACCGTGTCGGAAAAATTAGGGTACGGGTTTAAAGTAATATCATTACCTCCAAACTTTCCGCCTTGCCCTTGCTTTTGAGTTACCACAATCCAGCCAGCATTTACTAACTCCTTCATATACTTAATACGAGTGTCTTTACTACACCCCATATCCTTTTCTATAACCGAGTTATGGTACTTCCAATCGTTAGGCTTGCTACATAAGTAAACAAATAAAAACCTTGCATCCCTTGTTAAATTAGGGTCATTAATTAGTTGGTTTGGTATTTGCGTAAAATCTCTTTTTAGTAAGTTATTCATAAATAAAAAAGCTAACGCTTTCGGGGGTGCAGCCCCTACTCGCATTAGCTATTAAAATATTTTTTTATTTGAGTTCTGCACTACTCTTGGTGCAAATATATAAATTATTCATTACCTGTACCTAATTGCGGAGCTGGGGGTACTTGTAACATTGTACCCTTAACTGCCTCTATATTTTCCTTGCTTTGATTTGGCACTAAACTAACAACTGGGTAACGGCTTGCTACTCCTGGCTTTTGGCTCTTTGCAAATACTACGTTTAAATCAAAAATAACACCTCTTACGCTGCCTCTACTTTGTAACATAGCATCAAATGTATCACGTATAGCAGGTATCGTACTAGCCACTCCTTTAGTACTGTACTCCCAGTAACCAGCAATATCTTTGATTTTAGGCATTATAAACCTTAAAGATAGGGTAACCTCCCAGCCTTTGCCGTTCCTTACCTTATCATCTACCTTTTGCATTATTTCGGGGTGTTTCTCCGTAGTGTACTCCTCGTACTTTTGCGCCTTTGCGTTCCATACCTCAAACGTTTCGCCGTCGCCTCTTGCATATAGCTTACCCTGTTTATCCCTATACTCGTATCGCTCCTCGCACATACTAGCAGGGCTATCCTCCCAAAAAACTATCTGTATAGTATTTGGCTTGTTAGGGTATGCTGCATTAAACATACTGGCATACTTACCAGTAGCTAAAAAATAGTCGCAACTCCTAGGCTGCCCTTTGTCGTTTTTAAATCCTGTTTTTATTAACCCAACCCTAGGCAGCTTAAAGCCGCCTATTTGCTCGGGTCTTTTAATTCTACCTTTTGCCATATCTTAAGCGTTAAAATAACTCTCAAACAATTTATCCGAAATCTCTAACCCCTCGTTTTTGCAATGCTCCATAAAAGCAGCTACTACTTTGGTGTTATGCTCTGTCTTTTGCTCCTCGTTATTTAAGTTAATAATACTATTTGCTGGGGCAGGTACAAAAAACCCACCCGTACAATTATCTTCATTATCAAAAGTAAATACAGCAGCACCGTTTTCTATATACTCTACTACTGCAAAACCTCTTACGTCGTTTCCTAAACTATTAAATAAATCCATAATTATTTAGTTATTGGTGTTATCTCTACGCCCGCCTCTGTAAGTACAGTTACGCACATATCTTTAATAAAACCATCCTCTAGGCTGTCGTGAAACATTTCTACTAACTGGCGTAGTTTTGGCGCAGCAGCCATAAGTTTAGCGTTTGCTATTGCCTCCTCTCTACTAACATCGGCAAAGGTGTTAACCTCTGCCAATAATTTAGTTTTGTCTTTAGTTTTTATTAACTGCTCGTTGCTGTTATCGTTATAATCCTCGTAAGTCCAATCGCCTTGCGTATGTCCGTTTATAAATGCCATTACTTTACTGGTTTTTCGTTATCGGTTTTACGTTTTTTAACCAACTCGCTTAACGTCATTTCTACAACGTTGTTATCCAGCCCAGCATCCAAGTTTATAACACCCTCTACAATAGTAACGGTATTAATACGTTTATCGCTCTCTATACGTGCCAGCTCTACAAGGTACTGCAACTTGTTACGGCTCTTTGCCTCGGTTTGGTCTTTTAGGTTGTACGTTGGCGTAGCTCCTCGCCAATCTTTAGGCGACCAGTTAAATACTCGCTCTACTTGCTTGTTAGGGAAATGGTGTTGCCACATTTCCGTATATGCTTGTAGCTGTATCTCGTGTTCCTCGTAAAAGCCTTTACGCCCACTTTTAAAATCTACAATAGCGATAAATGTTTGCTCTTTTTTGGTAGCCTTTGGTTTACCCTTGTTTACACCGCTCTTATAAGTTTCGCCCCAGTAACCTTTTACCTCTTGTGTCATTTCGCATACCAAATCAATAGCACCAGCGTAGCCGTCGGTAGGGTGTGTTAGCACTATCTCAATAGCTAAAGGTTTTACCTTGCAATCTATCATAAACTGCGCAAATGCTAGTATATCCTTTTTAAGTTCGTCGGCGTGGTTAATAAAATCTACTGGCAGCTTTTCTGCCTCTATAAACGCCTTAAGTTTTTCCTTAAGCGTTCCAGTATCGTACTTACGTGCTATAAGCAGCTCCGCTATTTCTGTGTGCATAAAAGTACCATAGTCCGCTCGCTCCTGTGCATAGTTACGGCTTTCCTCGTAACCCATATCTGCAATCCACTTAATTAAGTGCGGGCTGGTTGGCATTGTTTGCTTTATCATCGTTGTAACCGATGTAAAAAATACTGGCTCTTGTGCCTCGTTAAAAGTGTAGTAATACCTGTGCTTACCTCCTTTTAATCGGTAAACCATTTCGGGCTGCTCTACCAGCGCATCGGTATTAAAAAATACTGCCACCATTTCCTCCGCAGTTAATCCTTGTGCCAACTCATACACTCCCGCAGGCTGGTCGTTCATCATTTCCTCAAATGCTTTGTTTTCGCTCTCGTTACTCATTTTATTGCTCTGTTTTAATTGTTAAACATACTATACTCATTAATCCGCTCACTACCATTATAAAATACTGGTGTGCAGCTCCGTAAAATGCAGCCGCTATAAAAGCACCTACACAAATAAGCCCTAACAAAAAGGCAAATATTCTATTTACTATACGCTCCGCTCTCATACTTATCAAGTGTTTTAGGGTTCATAGGCTTTATGCCAAATAAAAAGTTTGCATCTACGCCAGTTACAGCGCATATATGTTTTACCCAAGCTGGGTCAACCCTAGTAGTCTTACCGTTTACTAGGTTGCTCATATTAACGGGCAAGGTTTTAGGCTTTGCTCCCTTAAATAACTCTTTAGCCAAATCTATTTTTTGTATAGTTGGCTCGCTTTTAGCCTTGGTCTTTTCGTGGTAATCCAAAGCCTCGTTAATCCTTAATGCAGGTTTGTTTTCGCTCATATAAAATTTATTAAAATTAATCGTAGTAATCTGCCTTTTGGCACTCTTTAGAGCAGTAGTATTTATTATCTGTCGGCTCGCCGCAGAAACTACACTCATTATCTTTTTCCTCGTCGTAAGGGTTTGCTGTTTTCCAGTCGTCGTATGTCATTTTGCTCTCGGTTTAATTATACCGCTAAATTAAACTTTATTTTTAATATAGCAAATGATAATTAAAATTTATTTTTAAAAAAGAAACCCCAGCACCGAAGTACTAGGGTTGGTCGCAGATATACCGAGAGCGGTCGGATATAAGCGGAGTGCTACAAATATAGACTTTTTTTAGGTTTACAAAACCTTTTTAATCCATTTTTGCATCTGCATACCGCTAGGCATAGTAACCAGCCACAGCTCTTGCTCCTTATTTGCAGCTAGTTTACGTACTAGCGTTACCTCTGCCTCTGCTTGGGTTTCAAACATAACGTCCTTATAAACCGTTTTTTGTTGCCCCTCTTGTAATTGTGTGTTTTTAGCCATTTTAAGCGTGTTTCTACAAATATACTACTATTTGGTTAGCTCATTACTAAAACGCTTAATATACACCTGCGCATAACTAGCCATAGCCTGTCTAATAACTACATAAAGCTCCGTATGCTTTTCTTTAAATTCCTCTAGGTTAAAATCTGTAAACTCTTTTTTAGCCTCTTGCTCTAGTATTTTATCTGCCTCGCTCATTGTTTTTGTGATGATTTACGCACTCCTTTTCAGTATCGAAAATTAAATGCCTGTTAATTATTTTTAGTTTCCTGCCAAACGCTAGAGCCATACGGTAAAAAGCATTACCCTTACCTTTTATAGCTATATGCCCAGCGCATTGTCTTTTTTGTTTATCCTCGCCGTATGCTGTTTTATGGCACACAAAACTATCCGTCTCTAGTATCTCCTGCATACGCTCTGCTCCTAACCATCCCTTTTTAGTGTCTTTTATAAACGGGCAGTTATCGCAAGGCGCAGGCATAAATGGTAATTTATCGAACATCTAACAACTGGTTTTTTAAATCATCTACTTGCTCCTCCAACTCCTCTAGTCTCTGCTCTAAATCTTCCACATTGTATTTTTCGGTTTCTAAATCACTTTCCAAATCTTCTATTTGGTTTTCCGCCTCTTTACGCATATCCTCATTGCTAGAGCGTACAGCTTCAAAATTATTTTCTAAATCTTGGTATATACCGTCCACATAATTTTTAATAAAATTAGCTTTTTGCTCCCCCTCTAGCATTGGGCTACACTCATCTAACATATCGCTTAAATGGCTCTCTAAATCTGTTTTTATACCGTCTATCCCTCTATCTATATCGGGGCAGGTATAACCGTAATCAAATCCTATACTTTAATTATTTTTTTTACAACTTACACCGCCGTCGTTAATATCTAGCCTACCAACATTTGCCAGCTTATCAGCCATTTCGTTAAACTCGTTACCATTATGCCCTCGCACCCAAGTAACATTTAACGTCGTGCCTCTATCTTTATGGCTCTGCCTTACTCTGCAAAACCTTTCCCATACGCCAGCATTCATCTTGCTACTCAATTTATTTTTAGCAATCCAGTTATCTAGCCATTGGTTAATCCCGTCAACGCAGTATTTACTATCGCTGTAAATATCTATCGTATGCCCTCCGTCTATGTTCTCTAAAGCCTTTATTATTGCTTTTAGCTCCATACGGTTATTAGTGGTGTCTCTATACTTTCCACTACTATATTTTTTCATATAGTTTTCGCCTTTAAATTTTGCTGTTATTACATAGCCGTAACTCCCTACGCCTATCTCGTTGTTACAGCTCCCGTCTGTGTACACGCTTATTATCATATAAAATAATTATGGTTTGTTTTTATTATAACACGCTTACCGCATTTTTTGCAGGTGTAAACGTGTTTCTGTACAAAGCTATGTTTATATTTTAGCTTTTTACTTTTGCAGCTCTCGCTATCGCAAATAAGTTGCTGGCTCATTATTTGGAGTAAAACGTAACTCTTACCCCACTACGTAGTTTACTTGTGTGTTTGTCTAATCCACTATTAAAAGCACGCTCTACAAACTTATTAGTAAATTCTAAACCCACTAACCTAATTAAACCCGATACACCTAAAGCGGTGTTTAAGTTCTTGCCGTACTTGTTAGTAGTATGGGCTTTAATTCTAAAGTTTTGGTTAATTTCTTTTGTGGAGTACTTAAGTCCGTCATAAATTGAAAATTCCATTTTGCTCTCGGTTTTTATTTATATGGCTAAATTAAACTTTATTTTTAATACACCAAAAGAAAGCTATTAAAATTTACTTTTAATTGTTATTTTTTGCAAAAACTTAATTTAAAGGCATTTCTTTTTACTGATAACTGTTTTACTATTGTGTATAAAAAAAGCCGTAAAACACGGCTTAAAATTAGTTTGAGTTAAAAATGTCTTTTAAAAGATACTGAAACCTAGTTGCGCCCCGTAAAATATCTCTTTATTGTAGTAACCAAGGTTAAAACCTATTGCTATTTTTTTAGTTAAGTATGTAACTCCTATACTTGGCAGTATTGTATCTAGCCCGTCTATTTTTCCTAAAGCTGGTATTTGCTCTACTCTTAAAAAACCGTAAAGCCTTGGGTTTGCTTTTTTCTTTCCCTCATACCCGAGCTGTAAAGAACTATAACGCTGTACGTCTTGGCTTAACTTAAATATTTGTGCGTTTTGCTGCTTTATGGTTTCAAGCCCTTGCAGGTTTTTGTTAGCTAGTGCCTGTATGGTACTATCCTGCTTACGTATAGTCTCCTGTAATTCCTTGTTTACTTTTGCTAAACGTTTCTCGTTACGTATAATCTTGGCTACGTCAATCGTTTTTTCCTTTGTTAGTGTTACCGTCTGCTGCTCCTGGTTTATACTTACTTCTTGCGACTTCATCTGCTGCGGTAATAAAATCAATATTATAATTAGGGTTAACGCTCTTGCGCTTTGCTTGATTATACCAGTACTTACTATCTGTTTTAGCTTTTTCATTGTCTTGTGTTAATTGGTTAATAATACGGTTACGGCTATTTATAACCGTGTCCTTTTGTTTTAAAGCGTTTTGTTTTTCGCTCTCTAAATCCTTTTTTACTTGATCTATTAAACCGTTAAACTGGCTGCGCTGGTAAAAATGATTACCAACGCCCAGCAAAGCAATTACTACCAAGGCTATTATATAGTATTTTTTCATATTAAAACTCATTTAATAAAAAGTATGTTACCCTGTTTTGGTCTAATAAATCGGGTAAGGTTTTGTAATAATCCTGCGGCTCGTTAGCTACTTGGCAGCCTGTACTCCAACCTCCTATAATCCATTTGCGTAATTTAGTCCATCGGTCGTAACTATTAGTATGGAAGTTTAAACCTTTCCAGCTTTCCCACTTCCAGTCAGTACTCGGGTCGTCGTAACTTTTTTTACGTATTACCTTAAATGCGCCTACTTGCCTTAAAGCTCTCATTTTGCCCTTATGTAAACCGCCTTGCCAAACATCATAATAACACTCGTCGGCTTTTATCTCGGCTGCTCCTTTGTTATTCCATTTAAAATAATTTGCATAACCATACGCCCCGCTATTTGTTGTACCAGTTAGCACGTTTACACATTCTAAATCCTTGTTAAAGTGGTAAAACTTATCATCATAAATATTAGGCGTATTCTCGTTACTCCTAACACCTATTAAAAAATCCTCGTCGGGAAACCCGTTAAAACTGTTTAAGTTAACTACTCTGCTTATTAACTCCTCCGTTGTATAATTCCTTACCTGCGTGTACATAATTATTCTTTTTTATCGTTTTCTTTGGTTATTTTTTCTAGCTCCTCCTGCCTAATTTTACGATTAATTTTGTTCATTTTTAACTTGTGCGGTATTGTAATTACAAAGTAAACAAACCCCGCTAGAGCCATTAATGTTTTAATAGTATTATCTAGGCTTGAAAATAAGTCTAAATCTATTAATGGTAGTAAGTCCATTAACGTAAGCCCCCACACGCTTAAGAAAAACGTATCGAGGAAATTAATTATTGCTTTTAGCTTTGACATTGAATTTTAATTTTTCGGTTAAGTAATAGATTAAAAAAGCTAGTCCTATCTTACTCATACCATAGCCCCGCATTGCAAAAAGCATTAAATGTAGCAGGTCTAATACAGTTACTATAAGTATAAATTTTGTTGCCCTCTTATCAATTCCCTTACTGAAATGTAGGCAGTAGGCTAGTATTAAAAAGTTTATTGCATTACTGTAATACATAGCAAAAAAATCTAACCTAGTGCTGCGCTCTACAAACAAAGCAAGCCCTAGCCTCATTTTTGTTCCAAAAAACAAGGTAGGTACTTGCCCTATTACAAAGGTTAATAAAAGTACTATGCTCTTAAGTTTACTGCTCATCGTCGTCGTCGGGTAACTCGCCCCCTATACCTCTAGCTCTTGCTTGGTTTTTTGCTTTAGGAAACAATAATCTTTCTAGTAACTTAAGTACGGCACTATGGAAACCAAACGCTAAAAAGAAGCTGGCAACCCATATACCTAAATTTAAACCAGCAGTTAAGGCGTATATACCTGTAACTATGGTGCTAATAATCAAAACCTGTACGGTCGTATCTAAACTCTTTAGTATAGGCGTGGCTCTAATAAAATAGCCCGAGGCTATTACTAGGGCAAATACTACCCAGTCTATCATAGGTAGCAAATAATTCCAAATGTCATTTAAGTAATTCATAATTTTAATTTATAGTTATTGTTAATTTATTAATTTATACACATCTTGCTCAAAGCACTTTAATACTTTAGGTGATGCGTTTACATCAAATAGACCAGGTGTAGTTGTGGAAATTCCTAATGAATGACCTACAGGTTTTGGCAATGGCTGAACAAAAGGCTCATTTACTTTAAATCTTGCACCTGTGCTATATCTTTCAATTCTAGAACCCGGTGGAATACATCTAACAACATCGCCATTACCTGCTTTATCTAACATAATTACTAACTGACTAGGGTTATCAATTGTATCTTGATTGGTAGCTTTTCTTACTTTACCATTACCCATCATAAAACCTGGAGAACCAACTGCATTTGCACTATCAATATCTTCGTAAATTAAATGTTTTACGCCCTTAAATTCTGGGTAATACTCCCTAGCTACTTTAAATTCGCTTGCAGTTGCTACAGCACCAATTACTGCGTTTATGTCTGCAATTATATCTGCGTTTGATTGTGCTGTGTAATCTTGATTAAATGTTATTGTGTAGTCTGTACCATTTATTGTAATAACCAACGTTTTGTTTACACTTGTACAATCGCCTAATCTATAGCCTAAAGAATGAATGTTTGTACTTTGCACAGTATCTTCTTTAATATTCCAATAACCATAAGCAAACCCACTTAAAGACTGCACACCATCTTTATAAGCATATTTATACTGTTGATTGTGAAAATATTTATTTTGTTTTACTACGAAATCTGCACTATCGCCAATTAAATCATTAAATGCTGAAGCTGTTTGGTCAAATCTAACAGTTGCAGAAGCACCTGTTGCAATGGTATCTATTCGCAAACACATATCATCACAATTATAATTACGAACTGCCATAGGCAGAGTATCATGTAATTTTACAATAGTGTCTGAACTATCTGCTTTTAAATTTGTTATTGATAAACTTTTGTAAACTAACTTAATTGGTGTAACAATTGGTAATTGCCCAACAATTTGAAATATACAAGATTGATTGCTTCCTAAATTTTCCCAAACCACTGCACCATCTGCATTATAACTTTCCATTATAGCCTTAGGATGCTCATAAATTGTTATAGATGGTTTATCAAAATCGTAATTATTATGCCCATACAAAAAGTTTTGAGTGTGTCTAAAAACACAATTTCTAACAATTAAAGTTTCACCATCATTTGAACCATGTCCAAAAGGTGTACCTACACCCCATCTTGCTAAAGCATCGCCTGTATTACCTTTATGCCAAATGAAAATATTTTCCATTAATGCAGATTTATCTTTATTTAAACCTGCAAACCCACCATCTCTATGAATTGCATACCTACCTGCTCTTAAAATAATGCCTAAATCTTTAATAAAACCACTATTTTCAAAATATAAAGTCTTATATAATTCATAAGCAAAAGAACCACCTAAATTATTATCTAAATTGGTTAATAATGTAGATAAATACATACCTTTCCCTTGTAAGTTTACCCAGTCTTTAGGTTTTGCTAAATGATAATAATTACGTTCTGCATCATAGTTGAATTGACTATCTATAAGAGCATCAAAAGTATTTTCTCCTATTTGTATTGTTACTTGGTTTTCTTCACTTAATCCCGTTAAGCTATTTATAACATCCTGTATAGCATTTCTTCCGTTAAAATCTGCGGCAGAGCGATGTCTCGATACCGTTATTATTTTTTGGTTTGGTTTTATTACTCTGTTCTTTAAACTGTCTTTATTTACACCAATTAAATGACTTAAACCCGTATGTAAAGTATAGTTAACACTTTCTAAAGTAACATTAACCGACTGACTTACGGTGTTTGTATTTTTAAAACCTAAATAAAATCTATAATAATTTTCGTTATCTAGGTCTTCCTGCGTTACAATATGCTCTATTGTAATAGTATGAGTTAAATTACCCGAACTAATTTGCTCTTGATAATTATAATTTGCTGCTGCTGTGGATATTTGGCTGCCGTCTCTAAATTTTTGCTCTATTATTTGCCAACTTTGCGGCTGCGAAATCTCATTATAATTAGTTACCTGTATTTCTACAACTAACTTTATAATGTTTCCAACTTTTAAATTATCGTCTTTTTGAAATAATGATTTATTGATTAACCAATATGTATCATTACCTGTGCTTGATGCTGGTATTTGAAAACCGTTATTTATTACTGTTGAGCCATTGGCTAGAGTTAATTTATTTACAATCTCTTTACTTACGCCTACATCTAAAACTTTATTAATTACATCATTTAAGTATTTGATATTATTTTCTAGCAAAACGGTTGTGTATTTAGAAAACTCCTCAAAATACACATCTATATTTACATTATGCAACGTAGTATCCGTAAAGTATAAAAACACACTTGTATAACTACTTAAATCCCCTTTGTATATATACTCATATTTACCGTCTGCTCTTACAACCCAGTTTAACACTTCTATTGTTGTACCCCCGCTACCTTTTAAAGTTCCTGTATGATTATGAGTAGATACAGCTTTTAAGTATGTTTTTTTATTGGTAGCATCCAAGTTTAAGCCAAAATATTTATCTTGGTAATTAGTATTTTTCGGTATTTTGAAAACCTTGTCATATATCCAGCCAAAATCCGATGTTACTACCGTAGTTTCTGCCCTGTAATCTATTCTTTCATGCAAAGGAGTTAAAGAAAAATCATACATTTTATGCTTTTCCCAAGTATTATTTAAGTACTGTAAAAAGACTAATTCATTACTCACTTCTATACCTCCAAAATTTGGATAAATACCATTTTTATAAGCGATATAAAACTGTTTGTTTTCAGGAGTACCCGGGTTAGTATTTAATTCTGCTATCCCTTTGAATAAACTATCCCCTAATTGTTCTATAATGTTATTATTCAATAAGTCTTGTAGTATCTGCCCTGTTATTTCTTCGTTACCATTAGCTGTTATTACTGCTGTTACTGCGCTTTTTAATGTTTCCCAAGCCATTATGTTATTTTTTAGTTATTAAAATCGTTATTAAAGTCGTTGTTAAAATCCCCGCCAGTTTGTATAATACCTCTACCTGTTTTCTTTATAATGGTGTCGCACTCAAATTCTACCTCCATTACTGCAAGGTTTCCCTGCTCCTTCCATTTAGGTTCAAAGATAATATTTTCTACTTTATAGGTTTTTCCCTTAAAATATATATTTATAAAGTCGTGCATACGCACAATCCTTAAAGCATCGCATAGGTATTCGGGTGCTAAAAACTCAAATTTGTATTTTTTCTCACTTACCTGCTTTTCGATAAATATATACCCGTCTCGCTTTTGTGCCTGCTCCTCAAAAGGGTATTCAGGTTTACCTATCTCTGTTTTTAAATAACAGTAGTTTTTAAAAGGTGCTGTATAATCTATATGCCCACCTGTGTACTCCAAGCTCTCGCTATCGCTGTACTCTAATTTTAAAAACTGGCTTAAATCTTCCACTACTGTAAATACCTCGCTGTACCAAGTATTATTCGCATCGCCTAACTCTAGGTAATACTGTCCTGCCTCCATTATTAAACTAGGAAATACTAAAGCCGAGGGGTTAATAATTAGATCATACCCAGCACCCGCAAACTCTTTTACGTTTAAGCCTGCTGTATTCATTTCGGTAAGTATGTTAGTAGTCGCTCCTGTACTCAATCTGTGCAGTAACGCCTTGTTTACGGCTGTACCTGCGCTGTGCGTTCTGTTTATTTGAAACGGTAGCATACGAGCGTTACCTACTATTAGCGGGAATATGTCGCCATACGCATAGTCTTTTCTATGGTTTTGCTCTTCTAAAGAGCTGTAAAATGGTAATATATTTAGATTGTTATTTGGTATCATTCTGTATCGTGTTTAATCGTTCCTTTTACTATGTAGCTCTGCATATCTACTGCCAGCTTTTTTACTATCCCGTCGCCTAGGCTAGTCTTAACTAACTGGTACGGGTTTATATTTTGACCTGCTGGGAAAGATACCTCTTGCTTTTTTTGCCTTGTATTGTTTTGAAACAAAAAAGTTTCTGCGTTATTAATCCTTACGTGGTCTGCTGGCAAGTCGTAAATATGGTATTTTGGATGCAGAGCTACCCAGCTTAAGAAACCGTTTTGCATTACCGTTTCAGAGTTAAAACCTAGGTTAGCCTCTATAAAAGGCACTCTATACCTACCACTTAATAACACGGTGCTTATTAAACAAAACCCGTCCTTACTTACTTCCTGCGGGTTTGCCTGCACATAATCTATATCTGTGGTTATGCCGCTTACGTTTAAATCCTCTATACGCCCCTCCTGCACGTAGTTACTCAATATATCAATATTATACCCCTCAAAAGGCGGCGTAACGTCGTCCATCCAACCGTATTCAAAGCGTTCGGGCATACTTTCCTTATCAAACTCCCATTTGTTTTGCGCAAACTCCCACTTTTTACCGTTCCTTGGCTGTCTTAATTGCGTTAAATCAGAGCCTACTATCGGCGTATTATTGTACGTGCCTCCGTTTTGATACCATTTTATATGCTCTAGGCGCAGCTTACCGTTTTCTACGTGCCAGTATATTTTAAAAGTATCTCGCATCATTTTTAGTATCTGCCCTAAAGTGGTTTCTGACTTGGCTGCTGGCTGGTCGTAATTAGCAGAAATTAGGTTTGATTTAGGAGTTAAAAAGTATTGCAGGTTACTAGCGTATGCAGTAGCTATACTGCCCCCGTCAAAATCCAAATAACTAAAGCCTCCTAGCGGGTTAGTTGTACTGTAAAGTATCTCGCTATGCTCTGTATTGTTTACAAACGATACATTACTGCCAGCAGCTACTAATAGCTTTTGTATTACAGAGTGCAACGGGAACGCATCACGTAAAGTAAAATCTTGCCCGTCTATAAACTCGGTGTAACGTATGTTTATATCCGTGAAAAACCACAAACTTACTGCACGCCAATTACTAGAACTTATAGGTGTCGGGTCGCTTAATCCTGTACTTGGTGCTACTAGGAATTTTTTATAATACTTACCTGCATCGGGTGCGCCGTCGGGTACTCGCCCGTACTTGGTTGGTAAATCCTCGAACTGGTCGTAAATAGCAAACTTGTTATTACCAAGGTTGTACCCTATAACACGCTTGTAGTTACTGTTATTTGCTACTATGTCGTCGCTTGGTACAGCGTAGGAGCTTGTACCTCTTACATCTAATAAATCGGTATAATACCTAACGTATATACGGTACTCCGTAAAGTAAAAACTACCTGTCTCGCCGTTTACTCCGTTAAAAGGCAAAAGGTTTACCCCGCTTTCCCTCCAATTAGTAAAACCTGTCTGATAAAGTATAGCGTTATCTGAAACCCGTTGTATTTTATACCTATACCTAGTAAAGTGAAAAAAGGTCGTATCGCTTTCCTCTATAAGCCTATAAAGACCGTTAGCGTTTAACCTATTATCATCATACGTACCCGTTATATCTGTACTTAAACTACTTGCGTAACTCGCTGGCACTACTCGTATGTTTTGAGTATTGTAAAACTTGTAGGTATTAGTTAGAGCTCTATGGTCAAATATTGGGTCGGTTTGTATTTCCTGCTCCCAATGCGTACCGCCTAGTATATTGGTTATTACTGTATCGCCTGGTATATAAACCTGTATAAGTGGTCGCTTCCTTAAATCTACCTCTTGCAGCTCGGGCGCAAGCTCTATAAGGTTGCGGGTTTTTTCCATTCCCGACAAAATAGCGTCGTAGTAATCGTATGGCTTTGTTTTAATCTCTACTATACGGTCGTCGCCGTTCCATTTACAATCGGTTTTATAAAAGTACCCTGTATAATCCTCTAGCCTACCCTCACTATCGTAAATAGTAATAAACATTTTTTCGTCAAACGGTATCCCTGCTATAAAGTCGTAATCGCCTCGTACCAGCTTTAAATTACCGCTTAATTTCTCTCTATAATATTGCTGGTTAGCTGCCATATCGTAACCCCTTGAGAGCTTTTTATATACTGGCTGTACTGCTCTACTTATGTAATACTTTACAAATGCACTACCGCTACCCTCTGTTAACCCCGTTGTTTCAATATCTAGCGTTAGCTCTGTCCTATGAAAAGAAACTTTAGCATACAATATACCAGCAGCAGGATTAAAGTTTGTTATATCGCTTGAAATAGCCCCGCTAACAAAATCCTTTTTATCATCGTAATAGCTAATATCTCTAGCTGTAATACCCGTACCCTTGTGTAGCTCGTGTACTGTACCTGCCTCTATTGGGATATAATCAGTAGTAAAATAATTAGGGTCGCTGCTTGTTACCCCTGTGTTACCAGTAACTTTAATACCCTTAATAACACGTAAGGGGTCTAATAAATTAGCCCCGTTTGTGTTTCTGTATTTTAAACTCCAACTATACATATACTCGTTTTACGTTTTTGTAAACCTCTACCAAATTACCGTCCGCATCGGTGTACCTCTGTACCTCCCCGTTTGCTCGTATAGCTGCTAGATGTTCCTCTGTTTGCTTTAAATCTACACTATCATATCCAGCGTTAATAATTGGCGGCATTTGCTCTGCTGGTATAAATGCGTTACTGTACGTATGCTCAAACGTACCTTTGTTAAGGCTGTTTATAAGGTTTGGCAGTATGCCCTTGTACTTTCGGGTGCTGCTCTTTTTGATAATAGCCATAGCCTCGCCTCCCTCTGCTGTGCGCTGCTTACCGCTTTTAGTCGTACCTATTGGTATATCGTTACCGCTTGCGTGGCTACCTCCCTGTAAAAACTCTAGCCCTCCCTCGCCAAACTTTTCTTTTGCTACGGACTTGGCTTTTATCTTACTGGCTGCATAACTTGCCCACATTACCCCTACTGCTGCGGCTGCTAATCCTGGTCCGATTACTGGGATGCCTGCCAAGGCTTTCCATATCTGCACACTACTGGTAATTAAGCCGCTTACCTGCATAGCTGTATCTATTGCCTCCTGCGCCTTTTGTGCCTTTTGCTTTTCCTTAAGAGCTTGCGCCTCTTGCTTTTTCTTTAGCTCTAGCTCTCGCTGGGCATTAAGCACGTTATTAGCATACCCGTTATTACGTGCCTCTATTTCTTGGTCGTACCTACTTTGTGCCGCATCGGTTTCCTCCTGTGCTTTTTGTAGCATTACATCTGCCGCCTCTACTCTTGCAGCTAACATATTACGCACGTTATCCAATGCAAACGATACGCTTTCGCTTATAGCTGCCTTTTGGTCGTCGTCTAACTTAAGCCCTACTAAATCGTATATGTCTTTTTGGTCGCCGCTACCAACGTTTTTAATTTCTTGGTCGAGCTTCTTAATAACGTTTTGCATTTGCTTTATCTGCAAATCCGTAAGCTGCCCGCCTATACGTTTGTTTAAGTCAAGTATAGCCTGCAAACGTTTCTTTTCTGCCTCTAGGCGCAGCTTTGTTTTCTCTGCCTCCGTTTTCTGCATTAAATCTATCTCGCTATCCGCTAAAGCTCTCTGCTGGTCTATTGCTCCTACACCAGTATCAAACTCCTTTTTTGTTTTTGCAAGTGCTGCCCTCTTATCCTTGGCTATTTTATCGGCTGCCGCTTTCTTATCCGCTACCTCCTTATCAGTCCATTTTTTATTTATAGCTGCTCTTTGGCGTGCTGCCCATTCCTCAAACGTATTAACATCTAACCCGTAGCCTACCCATTTCTTTTTCTTTTCGCCTAGCTCTATCTCTAATAGTGCAAGCTCTCGCTGCTGGGCGTTCTCTATTGCGTTAGCTACTAACTTCTTTTTGTTTAACTCCTCTTGATGCGCCTTATCTCTTAACGCTTTGAGCTTATCGTAATTAGCTGCGTTTCTCTCTGCCTGTGCTATTAGAGCCTTTAACTCTGCTGCACTTCTGCCCTGTGTATCTATTTTAAGCTCCTTGGCTCTTTTCTGTAACTCCTCTAGTGTTTTTTTAGTTTTAGCCTCCTCTCGCTTAACATACTTATCTAGGTAATCCCCGTTAAGTTGGTTAATACTTTCAAGCGCACCCTTTTCCATTAGTTGAGCCTCCGCTAAACGTGCCTGTAACTTTTGGATATACTCGCCCGATAGCTTTTCCATTTCTACCCTAGCTATTTTACCGCCTTTCATTACTGGGCGTGCTATATCTCCGTCAGCATCCCTACGACTTAACTGTGCTTGTACATCTCTTATAGTGTGCTGGTAATCCTCTAACGCTTCCTTTTCCTCCTCGATAGCCTCCTTATTACGAAACTTTAAAAGAGCTTTTTGCGTACCTATAAAATCCCTAGCCTTTTCGCTGCTTATATCTAGTGCATTACCATACTCGTCAAACGCTGTAATAGCAGTAGGTACTATTTTACTAATATCCTCTATAACCGTTTCTAAACGCTCCTGCTCTACATTGCTTAACTCGGTTTTATCCTTTAACGTATCGTACTCATCTATTAACGGTACTAGGTTAGTCTGTAAATCTATAACGTTAGCCGCCTGCTCCTCAAACTGTGTGCGTAAGTCTTTTGCTGGTGTAATAGCCTTTATAATACTAGAACCTAACGAGTACATAGCGTTAGTAAAGTTTGATATAAACCCAGTACCAGCAGCAGATTTAAAGTTCTCTAGATTGGCGTTAAATTGCTCTTGTGAGTTTGCCGCCTCGTCTAATACTCT